CCACAGGACAGATTGTCCAGGGAGTGCAGTTCAATCTGTTCGGGCAGCGTGAGTATTACTGGCTGTACAACTACCACCCGGGTGGCGTCTACATGCTGAACCCGCGTGGCGGCATTCTCAGCCAGCCCGTGCCAGCCGACCAGGTGATGCACACGTACAACATTCTGCGACCGGGCCAGGTTCGCGGGGTGCCCTGGCTGGCGCCGGTGATGCTGGCACTCCGCGACCTCGACGATTACCGGGACGCGGAGCGCATGCGGAAAAAGACGGAGGCGTGCCTGGCGGGGATCGTGACGCGCCCCGAGGGTTCGGGCGGTCTGCCGCTCGGCGCGAAGTCCACCGATCCGAAGACCGGGAACACGTTGGAACGGATGTATCCCGGCATGATCGAGTACCTGAAGCCGGGCGAGGATATCAAGTTCAATGCGCCGACGGTGGCCGGCGGGTATCGCGAGTACCTGATGACGGAACTGCAAGGCGTCGGCGCGGGCGTGGACGTGCCCTACGAACTGCTCTCCGGGGATCTCTCGAATGTCAACTATTCGTCCTACCGTGCTGGCATGCTGGGCTTCCGAAACGCGATCGATGCGTTCCGGTGGTTGACGCTCATCCCGATGTACTGCCGTCCGACATGGCGCCGGTTTATCGACACCCTGGTGTTGATCGGAAAGCTGCCGGAGGCGAACTACAGCGTCCAGTGGACGGCACCGAAGTTTGAGTCCGTCGATCCGTTGAAGGACGCGATGGCCGAATTGAAACGCATCCGAACGGGCACGCTGACGCTCTCCGAAGCGATCGCGCAAAACGGTTACGACCCGGAAAAGCAGTTGCTGGAAATCAGGAGGATCAACGACCTGCTCGACGAGTACGCGATCATCCTGGACTGCGATCCCCGCAACGTGACCGACAAGGGCGTCGAGCAGCCCGCCAACAGCGGAGAGACGACAGCCGCGACGCCGAAGCCCAAGCCGGCGGTGAAGGCGGCCGCAGAGTTTTCGGCGTGTCGGCGGGATGCGGTCACAAGAATCTACAGGTCGTAACGCGACACGAAGGAGTCTTGTCATGGAACCAAACACGGAAACGCAGGAGACTGCTGCGCCAGTCGAGGTCATCGCGGCGGCGGATGTTGGCAGTGAGCAATTGGCCGAGCAAACGCAATCGGTGGAACGCTTCGCGGTTGCGGCTGAATTCGCGCCGGCCTCGGCCAACGACGACAACCGGACGATCGATGCGGTCTGGTACGCCGGTGCCAAAGTCCCCCGGTTTGACTGGCGCACCGGCCAGGAGTACGACCTCATTCTTTCGATGAAGGGCTGCCGGCTAGACCGCCTCAACAACGGCGGGCCCGTGCTCGACTCGCACAATGCGTATGGCGTCGAGAGCCAGATGGGAGTCATCAGGCGCGCGTGGGCCGCAGGCGCAACAGGAAAGGCAACGATCCAGTTCAGCAAGCGGGATGCGGTGACGCCCATCTGGAACGACGTTCGTGCCGGGATCATTCAAAACCTGAGCCCAGGGATGTGGATCTACAAAAAGGTCGACACCACCCCCAAGAACCAGGAGCGGAAGGAATTCACCGCTGTCGATTGGGAACCGTTTGAGATTTCCCTCACGCCGATTCCCGGCGACGCAAACACGACTTTCATGTCGGCGGCAGGAACGCAGCCGCCGCCAAGACCGACCGCAGTTGAAACGCAAAGGGCAGCAGCCCAAGCAAAGGAGAAACCTGATATGGAACAGACAGTGCAGGCTTCGGGCGAAGATGCCCGCCAGAACGAAGGAGTACTCGCCGCGGCGCGCGACGAGGCGGTGAAGACGGAACGCTTGCGTGCGGCCAACATTCGCACGATGGCAGTCCCCTTCAAATTGGAGGAGAAGTTCGTCAACGCGATCATCGACGAGGGCGTGTCCGTCGAGACCGCCCGCGAGCGGATCATGACGAAGCTCGCCGCCCAGTGGGGCGAGCAGCATACGGACCCGGTCAACCCGACCGTGACGATGGGTGCGGACGCGAGAGACAAGCGGCGGGAGGGAATGGAAGCCTCCATCCTGTTCCGTGGCAATCCCGGCGACTCGAAGCTGCGCGACGCCGGCCGCGAGTACGCCGGCCTGACCCTCGTGGACATCGCCCGCGAGTGCCTGGACGCTGTCGGCGTGAAGACGCGGGGCATGAGCCGCAACGAGATCGCGCGTGTGGCTCTTCAGGGCCGGTTCGGCGCCGAGGAGTATTTCGATGGCGGCGCCATGACGACCAGCGACTTCCCCAGCATCCTGGCGAACGTCGCCAACAAGACTCTGCGCCAGGCGTATGAGGCCGCGCCGCGAACCTTCGTTCCGTTCTGCCGCCAAGTGTCGGCGGCCGACTTCAAGCCCATCAACCGGGTGCAGTTGAGCGACGTTCCGACGTTGCCCAAGGTCAACGAAAAAGGCGAGTTCCATCGCACGGCGCTGTCGGACTCCAAGGAGACCTACTCGCTGGCTACCTTCGGCGAGATCGTGGCCATCACCCGCAAGGTCATCATCAACGACGATCTGCAGGCGCTGACCCGCGTTCCTGCCGGCCTCGGACAGGCGGCAGCCCAACTGGAAAGTGACACAGTCTGGGCCGTCATCACCGGCAACCCGAACATGGCAGACGGCAACCCGCTCTTCCACGCGAACCATAAGAACCTGAACGGCAGCAACGCGCTCGCGCTCGGCGCACTGGCCACAGCCCGCGCCGCACTGCGCGTGCAGAAGGCTCCCAAGGGCACGATACTGAACCTGCAGCCCCGGTACCTGATCGTCCCCGCCGCCCTCGAGCAGACCGCCGACCAGTTGATCTACCCGATCAACCTCGCGTCCACCGCTGTGACCGGCGTCGTTCCGCCCTGGGTACAGTCCCTCGTGAAGATCGTCGAAGGCCGTCTGGATGCGGTCGCGTCGCTCGGTGTGACGAACTGGTTCATGGCGGTCGATCCCTCGCAGATCGACACCATCGAGTACTGCTACCTCGAAGGGCAGCAGGGCGTATACATCGAGACCCGCCAGGGCTTCGAGGTGGACGGCGTGGAAATCAAGGCACGGTTGGACTTCGCGGCTGGCGCGATCGACTATCGCGGCCTCTGCAAGAACACGGCGGCGTAGGACGGTCGAATGAGGTCAACATTCCGAGCAAACAGAAGAGGAGAAGAGAATCATGACGAATTTCGTAAAAAGCGGTGATAATCTCACCCTTGCCGCGCCCTACGACGTGCTGTCCGGGGGCGGCTTTAAGGTGGGCAACGTCTTCGGTGTGGCAGCAAACGACACGCTCTCGGGCGCCGACGTTGAGTGCGACGTCGAGGGTGTCTACGACCTCGCCAAGGACAGCAGCACCTTTGCGCAGGGCGATTTGGCCTACTGGGACGACTCGGCGAAGAAGGTGACGTCCACGGTCGGCAGCAACCTGCTGATCGGAGCGGTCGAGGTGGCCGCCGCGACGGGCGTGGCGACGGTGCGAGTCAACCTGTTTGGCGTGCCCGGCTTCTCGGGGCAGGCGCACGGCATCAAAATCGCGCATGCGATCTATGACTATTCCGTGGACGGCGGCGCCACCTGCACACCGGCCAACAGCGACACGATCCCCGACAATGCCGTGGTGTTCGGCGGCGTGGTGAACTCCACCGCCGCGGTCACCGCATCCGGGTCGGCCACGGTCTCGATTGGAACCGCTGCGGGTTCGGGCGCCGCCTCCATCCTGACGGCCACAGGCAAGGCATCGCTCGGTTTGGACGCGGTGGTTGTACCGACGTGCCAAGCGACGCCCTTCAAAATGACGGCTGCCGGCAAGATCAATGTCACGATCGCGACCGGCCCGCTGACCGCTGGCGTCATCGAGGTCTGGGTGCTCTACACGACCGCATCCGCATAGGCTGATCATTCGGGGCGGCTTCCTGGGCCGCCCCAATTCTTCCCCATATGAGCACTTGGAGCAATCTCTGCGCCCTGCTGAACGCTGCGTGCCAGCAGACGTTTGGTGAGCCCGTGGTGTATCAACCCGAGTCGGGCGACTCGTTTTCCGTGACGGGAATGGTAACTCGGGCCACTGAAGAAGAACAGCAACAGGACGGCGTGTATCTGCATCTCGCTCTTTCGATCTCCGATTTCGCTACGCCCCCGGTTCGTGGAGATCGCGCCACGATCCAGGGCGTTGATTACATCGTGTGGCAAACGCTGGTGGACCAGGCTGGTGGATACAACCTCGCATTGCGGAGGGTTTGATGCCGTCTGTTCGTGTCTATCAGAAGAAGCAAATCCGGCTGGACCGGTTGAACTTCCGGCAGACGCAAATGTTCAAGATCGGCAATGTGGGAGTGGCTGCCGTGAAGAACCGCCTGGCGGCCGCGCAGGGTCCGACCGATTCGTCCGCGAAGCCGCTCACCAAGCGATACGCGATCTGGAAAACGAAACTTGGGAAGGGAAACCGGCGCAACCTGATGCTGAGTGGCGACATGCTCCGGAATTTTCTGGTCCGGACAGTCAGCGAGAACAAGGCGAAGGCCAGCAACTCCACCCGCAAGGACCGGATCAAGGCGTGGATCACCAACAAGATTGAGCCGTGGGTTTCGTTCTCGCCGAAGAACAGGGTCGCCGTGCTCGAGGCGGCGAATCGCGTTCTGCGGGAGTCGAAGGCGCGGCTGCTGGTCGAGAAGGCCCTCGGCGGTAAGCAACTATGATCGACGCCTCAGAGATCGTCACGAACCTCGTCGCGATGCTGCGCGATATTCCGGATCTGCTCGCCGAAGTGGGCGGCGATCCGATGCGGATCTACCCGTATCACGACTCGTACCCGAAGAACGTCAGCCTGGTCCACGCGATCCACGCAATGCCCTCACCGTCCATCATGGCGGTCTGGCAGGGCACGCAGCCCGGCTCGTTCGGTGGTGTTGATGTCTGGAAGCACCAGGTCACGCTGTTCCTGCGCGCGAAGGAGACGTTCGAGGGCGATCCGCCCACGGCCTATTACCGGCTGTTCCGTTTGATCACCAAGGGCATCCCGACTGCGGCCGGAATCGAGATGCTCAATGCTACCGTCCACCCCTCTTGCTACCCAATGGACCTGCCACAGATCCAGCGGCAGACGGACGCGGAAGGTCTGGACTACTTCGAGGTGCCACTTTCATTTACGGAGATGGGAGATGACTGATTCAAAAGTATGGCTTCGGCCGCCGTGGGGCAACGGCGAACCGAAAGAGGTCGATGCGACGCCCGCTGTCCTGACACCGCTCATGGTCGCTGGCTGGAGCCAGTGCGAACCGCCGGCCAACACCGAGGAGGTAACGACGCATGTCGACGACTAGACTACAAGAAGTACAGATCTGCTTCGGCTTAGGCAAGCAGACCGATATCGCGACCGCCAATCTGGTCGCGGCGATGTGGCGCCTGAAGAAGCTCAACGCCCAACTCGCAAACCCGAAACTGAACACGGAGAACGACGCCGAGGAGTACGGCAAGGGCCACGAGTTCGCGACCCAGACGTTCAAAACCTCCTGGGACATCGCCGGCACGCTCGAAAAGTACCTGGG